TTATGCTTTCTTTGCATCCTCAAAAACCTCAGGGTGGGACAAATTTGGGACATCGTCACTCAATATGTCGTCAATTTTCCTCGCGTGCTCTGTCAAATGATTAGGTGCAAGGTGTGCGTACCTACGCACCATTTCGATAGACTCCCAGCCGCCCATTTCCTGAAGTACTGACAGCGGTACACCTGACTGAATTAACCAACTGGCCCAAGTGTGGCGGAGGTCATGAAAACGGAAATTTTCAATTCCTGCCCGACGACATGCTGTTAACCACGATGTGTTATAGTCCAGGCGCATCTTTCTGATGCTTGGTGTCATTGTCCCGTCAGGCCTTCTGGCAGCAGTGGTATAAACAAACACCCAGCGGTGATGTTTGCCTATTTGATCACGCAACACCTTGCAGGCAGTGTCATTCAGTGCGACCCCAATAGCGCGGTTTGACTTACTGTCTTCAGGGTTTACCCAAGCAACACGTCGCTGCATATCGATTTGTTGCCACTCCAGATTAATAATGTTTGATCTCCTCAGGCCAGTTGCCAGTGCAAATTTAACTACAGATTTCAGGGGATCAGAACATGCATCAATGAGTCTCCTGGCTTCTTCTTTTTCCAGCCATCTCACGCGTTTGTTTTTTACGGCAGGTATTTTGATTACAGGTGCTTTTTCAAGCCATTTCCAGTCTCGCTCTGCGGCGCGCAGAATAGCCTTGATCATTGCCAGGTGTGTTGCTTTTGTTTGCGTGCTCACCGATTTAGGTATATAGGCTGGTGGTTCTTTCCCTTTTCTTAATGCAGCCTCCACCTGCAACTTCCATCTCTCCTTTGTTTTTCGGTTATACGCTTTGCTGATAACTGAGTAGATCATTGCCTCCGATATATCCTTAATCCTTATTCCCTCGAAATGCTCAATCCAGAATGCGATTCTGGATTTATCGGAATCGATGGATTTCTTGTCGGCTTTTTCCTCAAGCCATCTCAGGCAGGCTTCTTCGAAAGTGACATCTGGCATATCCCCCAGTCTGTCTACTCGCCAGAGTTCTGCTTTTCGCTTGTCGTGCAACTCCTGAGCTTGCCGCTTGTCCTTTGTGCCAAGAGACTCCTTAATTCGCTTCCCGCCCGGGAGCGAGTACGAGGCGTACCATATTTCACCTCTGCGGAAGAGTGACATTTTCTTTCCTCTGTTATGCCATCACCCGCGCTCACCTGGACAGTATGCAGCGGTGAATGAAGTGCTGCAATGCAGGCTTGCCGGGTTGTGAGATAAGGTGATCTTTTACCGGAAGAATTTTTTCGTGTTGCCTGTAGTCGGCCCGTTCGTATCCAGTTAACAGCTGTTGGCCTTGATATCTTGAGAAACTGACAGGCCTCTTTGAGGGTGATACTGTGTGAATCCATATTTTTGCCATTAAAAACCGCCCGAAGGCGGTTGTCAGTTGATTGATGTACGTCGCATTTTTCGAAGGCTGGCAATATGCATTTCCTTCTCAATTTCCGCTTTAATCATGTGTAGTTCGTTGTGGTCGACTCGCTCAAATTCTTCATTAAATGCACCAATTGAAGTGGCTCGGGTTCTGCCGTCGAGTCTTCGGTAGATCACCTGAGTAAGAGTTACCTTGCAGATTTCCACCGGATAGTTGTTGGCATCGACGAAAGATTGCCCGCGCTGGATCAGGACGAACACCGGTAGCATTCCTTAACTGTCATATCATTTGCACCTCGTTGCTACGGCTATCGCCATTGCTCCCCAAATACAAAACTAATTTCAGCCAGTGCTTCGTCCATTTTTTCGATGAACTCCGGCACCATCTCGTCAAAACCAGCCATGTATTTTTCATCCCGCTCGACCACGACATAATGCAGGCCTTCACGCTTCATGCGCGGGTCATAGTTGGCGAAGTACCAGGCATCTTTTCGAGTCACCCACATGCTGAATTGCACCTGGGCCATGTAAGCTGATTTTATGGCCTCGAAACCACCGAGCCGGAATTTCATGAAATCCCGGGAGGTAAACGGACATTTCAGCTCAAGGCCGTTGCCGTCACTGCATAATCCATCCGGAGAGCAGGCGGTACGCATACTTTCGTCGCGATAGATGATCGGGGATTCAGTAATATTCACGCCGGAAGTAAACTCAAACAGGGCTCTGGCGTCGTTCTCGTACTGTTTTCCCCATGCCAGGGCTTTGGCGTTAACTTCCGGGGCCACACCCGTGCAGACCTCAGCCAGCAGGGTGTGGAAGTAGGACATTTTCATGTCAGGCCATTTCTTTCCGGAGCGGGGTTTGGCTATCACGTTGTGAACTTCTGAAGCTGTGATGACCCCGAGCCGTAATTTTTGCCATGCATAATCTCCCTGCTCGACACCTCTCACGTCGATCCCGGTACGTTGTAGGATAATTTCTGGTGTCATGCTGCCACCTTCTGCTCCGTGGCTTTCTGTTTCAGGAATCCAAGAACCTTCTCTGCTTCGGCCTGGGACAGTTCTGACGACGCCCGAATGTAGCGGCGAAATATCTGAGAACAGAGCGGCAAGAGGTCGTCATCCCACGTTTTTTCCATGGAAGTAAGAAGGGCGTTAATTTCCGACATGGTCTCTTCGTTAACCGGGGTGATGTCGCGTTCCGGCTGACGTTCTGTAGTATATGCGGTATTTTCGACAATGCGTTCGGCTTCATCCTTGTCATAGATACCAGCAAATCCGAAGGCCAGACGGGCACACTGAATCATCGCTTTATGCCGTAACATCCGTTTGGGATGCGACTGCCACGGCCCCGTGATTTCTCTGCCTTCGCGGGTTTTGAATGGTGCGCGGCGACATTCATCCATCCACTCGGTAACGCAGATCGGGTGATTACGGTCTTTGCGGTAAATCCGACATGTACAGGATTCATCGTTCTGCTCAAAGTCCATGCCATCAAACTGCTGGTTTTCGTTGATAATGCGGGACCAGCCATCAACGCCCACCACCGGAACGATGCCGTTCTGCTTATCAGGGAAGGCGTAAATTTCTTTCGTCCATGGATTAAGGCCGTACTGGTTGGCAACGATCAGCAATGCGATGAACTGCGCATCGCTGGCATCACCTTTAAATGCAGTCTGGCGAAGAGTGGTGATCAGTTCCTGTGGGTCGACAGAATCCATGCCGACACGTTCAGCCAGCTTCCCTGCCAGCGTTGCGAGAGCTGTACTCATCTGGTTTATACCTCTGAATCAATATAAATCTGGTGGCGGGCAATGGTTTCAACCATGTACCGGATGTGTTCTGCCATGCGTTCCTGAAAATCGACATCGTCATCAAATGCACGGGCAATGGCTTTTTTGCTGGCTCCATGACGTTGCAGATTATCGATGCACAGCGATTCAAACAGGTGCTGGGGCAGACCTTTTTCCAGGTCGTCCGCCAGTTCAGTCTCATTTTCTTCACGGGTAATTTGCCGGTAGTGTCGTGCCCATGACTGCTCTTCAATGCGATCGGGGATAAGCCAGGCATTCATGATTTATCACCTCCAAAATTTTCAAGCCTGTTGGCAATCATGATTGCGATATCAGGGATTGCTGGCGCTGTTGCGACGCATGCAGGGTTTGCGCACAAACCATAGACGGCTGCAAGCACGAGTTGCCTTTTCCAGTCGAAATCTGCTTGCTCTGAATCATCATTATTGTCAGAAGCATCACTATCTGGATCGATGTGAACAACCGAATCGTGTTCCTGAGTTGTATCAACAGCATTTTTCTGAATGTATTCATTCTTCATTTGTGCCTGGTCATCTCCAGCAGCGGTCTCATTTTCTCCAAAAGTTTCAGCGTAAGTTTCATCTCCCATTACTGGACCACAGTCAGGGCAATGCCCGCCACTGTTCTGACCGCATGCGGTGCAAACCTTTTCCACTTCCTGTTGCATTACTGGCCCAGGCTGTTGCTCTTCCGGTCCGTTTTGTTGCGTATCCGGGCTGTTTTGTTCCACTTTGGATTGATTCTGGTCCTCAGTGTCGCGAGTCTGGATCCCCTTCACCCACTTCGGGTCGGTTGGGTCGCTGATGCCTTCAACGAACTCCCCACGAGAGGCAGCCAGCAATTTGTCTGCATCGACAGGATTTTTGGGCAAAATGTTTTTCCTGGCTTCATAGAGTTCTGCTCTCAGTTCCTGGTATTTCGTTTCTACAGATGAGACATTTTCCAGTGATTGCGTGTCCGCATTATGTTTAACTGGAATTTCTTCCACTGATTCAGGCGCTGCCTGTTCATTAGACATTGCGTCCGATGTTTGCTGCTTTTCTTCATCGTCATGTATCTCTTCTGCTGTTCCGCGCTGCGGCATCGGGGCTGATGAGCGACCGCAGGCAATTTCCACGATTTCCGGATCCGGGTTAGAGTGATCGGTTTCGGTCAACACTTTGTTGAGATATTCAGTCACGCGCGCCGGGATAGCCTCAATGCCAATTGGTGCTTCTTTCACTGAAGCCACCACAATGGCGCGGGAATAATCCAGCCCACCGGGCATGGCGATGAATTTGTCACGGAAAACAGAAAAGGGCGGTTTATTCTCTGCAACGATTTCTTCAACGCGTTTTGCATGTGCAGGGTGCAGGTTATAAATATCCACATCCATTGAACGGGCCAGAACGCCAGTGGCAATGTCTCGCGCCAGTGATGCCTGATTGTGGGTAAAGCCTTCGCCACGATCGGTAAGATTTCCGCCGCCAGCGTTAGCACCGGAAGGCGTACGAGTGATGCCTGTAACATAATTTCCTTTCTGCCATTCTTTTGCCAGCAATCCCTGATCCACATAGTCTGTTTTCATCCAGGTGGAGATGAACTTGTCGAATTCGGCCGGGCTGATATGACGGGGTGTTGCGTGAGAGAATGCCTTTCCAACGGATTGTGCCAGTCTTCCCAGATGATAATTCGTCAGCTTATCCAGCTCTGGATGTGAACGCACAGCAGTAAGCAGGCTCTGAAGGTAACTGTCTTCTGTGTCCATCTCCATACGGATCACGTTATTTCGTTGTTCGGGTGTGGCGTGATGCCGATATTTTCCATCTTCATCTTTGCTGAAGAAGAGGTGAAGGAAGCGATGAGTAAGGCTCAGAGTGGCGACGGGAATTTCACACTCAGAACAGTCATCGTCGCTGTCCGGGGATTCGCTTTTCTCCACATCATCCGGAATAGTTCCGTCCAGGTTATCGTAGTCATCGCCAGCTGTTGTGGCATCTTCACCGTTGATGTTGTCATCGAAGGGGATTGCCATCATGGTGATGCCATCTTCCCCGCCTTTTTCATAGCGGTTGCAGAATTCAGTATCAAACACGCCTTCCGGTGGAAGGTCATTCACGACGGGGAAATTTACGCGAACGGGTTTTTTGAAATCATCCTCGTCGTAGCCTGCATCGTCCATGGCTGCAATGCAGCGGGAAACTGCGACAGAAAGTTTTCTGGTATCAGCCCAGAAAAAACCGCCTTTGATGCCAAGGCGTTTTCTGACTTTATCGTTTTTTGCTTCGCAGTGCAGTGCAAAAGTTTGTTTATCAGCGCTCATTGTATTTAAACCTCTGGCTGGATTAGAATTAGCGGCCCTTTGTCTGATTTCTCCGAATACAGTGACGCAGGGGGGAGTCCGGTAGCCTGCGCTGCCGGATTTTTTATTTCAGTGTAAGGTTGCCTGGTTTGTTGTTTTGTGAGTTGTTTTTTTCTTTTCATGCTGGCAGTCAGAGCAGTTGCATTCGCCATTTTCTCTGAGAAGTTGAAGTGCCAGGGTCAGTTCCTGAATTCTTTGTGGATCAATATGACTGTCGACAATTTCAGATGCAGCATGAATATATGGGCTGGTGGTTTCGCAATATAAACCGAAGGAAACAAAGCGACTGTCTTTATATTCGTTATTTCCAACTTCTGTAAGCACTGAAAAAGAAAATACAAAGTCGATTTTGTGTTTTTTGCATATTTTACTGATGCGTTCTGCAATTTCTTTGAGTTCATTTATTGCATCAGGACTGGTTTCGGAAAAAAATTCATTTTGCGCAAGTTCTTTCATTTTGATTTTCCCGTGATTGATAATTAATGTGGTTTTTATTTCGGTTTGTCTGTTACAGATATGGAAGGTGTATTTTATTACTCGTCACAACTACTCTGCTTTTACAGGTAAGCCATCGCGCCCGATGAAAACTTTAATCATGCAGTCGGTAATGCATGTTTTTGTAGTCAGGCTACGAATATAGAGCTTTCTCTTTTCAATATTGTTTGCTGAAGCGATATATGTGCGGCCTTCATGAAGAACATAATCGCCAGGTTTCACGCACTGACGTGGTATTTCATCAGTTCCGAAGTGATGAGCAATCATAATTATCTCCATTTTCACAAATGAACTTTGTTGATGCGGTGCCTAGTGCCTCCAGGTGACGTTAACCAGTTAACAATTAACGCCGGAGCAGGGGATGATGATTTTCCGTGACATCCTGTCGGTTTAACTGTTCCGCGTGCGCATAGCCGCATTCACCGCATCATAAAATTCACTTTTAAAAAGGGCGGACATCAGCAATCGGCAAACCGATGTCCGCCAAAGAGGATATTGATACATGGATGTTGCAGCGGGGTTGTCACTCAGGCGTCTGGGGCGATTTCCATTATTTACGATGCACTTGAAACATTCCTTGATCGAAAACTTTCATCTGTCACCGACGGAACATCGAGTAAGCAATAACATTTAACACACACTCTAAATAACAAGGGGTGGGCTTGATACCGTTCTTTTCAAGCTCACTCGTAATCACCTCCAGAAGTCGTGCGCCCATGAGAATTGTCTTGTGGGATGAAGCTATTACGCCGTTGCTGATATTGCTGTTTATTTCTATTGCTTCATTTTCACCATTCGCGCTAACTTCGGATATGTTATTTTCACTCTCCTGTTTCAGAGCTTTTTCTGCCATCCGGATGCGTTCCTGCGTTGCGGAGTTTGGGCTAAGTCGATAAACCTGTCTGGCATCTTCCAGAAGCAGGGCGATAATGTGCTTCAGTTCTGTTTCGTTCATAGTTAACTCCGGTAGTTGCAATTTATTAATATCAGGCGGTCAGCTCTTTAAGCTTCTGAACTGCTTTATTCATTTCATCCATACAGTCGATGAATTCGTCCAGTTTAAGCTGCATTTTTCCGGCGGCCTGAAGAATTTCAAGTTTTAAGGGCGCAAGTTTTTTGTTGAATACATCATCTTCCTGGCGTTTTTTCTCCGCAATTTCGGCGGCTTTCAGCAATTCTTCCGCCTGCTTTCTGAGTATTTCTGGTGAAGGTGAAACTGCTTTTAGGTTATTCATTTCAGGTTCCTGTTGTTGCAGAATTAATTTGTTGCATTCTCTGCGTGAGCGTTTCATCGCAGATTCGCACTTCTTGCAATAAATGGCTCTCCCGTCACGTTTGCTGGCATCTGAATAAAAATCATCGACTGATTTTGTCTGCCCGCATCTGGTACATAATTTTGATTGAAGGTCCTTAATGATTGTGACGTTTCCTTCCCGCTTGGGATATCCATATTTTTTGTGGCGGAAAAAGGTTACTCCGTTACCAGAACCTTCTTTTCTGACCTTAAATACAATGATGCTTTCCCGTTTATCGATAAAATCTATGAGCTGGTTTCTCTCCTTTCCTGACAGTTCGGCAAATGTCTTAACTTTTTTAGTAACTTCCGTAAGGCGAACGCCGTCAGGCATTTTTTCAACGAAGTTTTTAATCTCTGCAAGCGGACGCCATAATTTTTGCGGCAAAACTGAAGGCGTGGTCATCAATCACCTCGCTTTTTTTTACTGATTTGTTTATGCCAAAAATAAAGGCCACCATCAGGCAGCCTTGTTTTTCTGTTTGCTAAGTTCTCTGGCAATCATGGCCGTAGTTCGTATTGCCCACACCATTGATTTGTATCAATAGTCGTAGTCATCCGGATAGTCCTGGTATTGTTCCATCACATCCTGTGGATGCTCTTCGAACTCTTCAAATTCTTCTTCCATATCTCACTTCAAATAAGTGGTTTGCTGCCTAATTTTATTTTCTGGCGACCAACACAAGTCACACCCGTTTCACTGCGTGGCTTGCGGTAGTAAATTTTGTTAGTCCAAACAATAAAATCTACCGAAGTGGGTTATGACCATTTTTTATTTGGATTTCGTTGGTGAGCGTGGTTAACAACTCTGTGCATTATATCCTCATATTTTTCATCTTTAATTTTTTCAACATCTCGAGGAAATGGTGTTGCTAATGCTTTGTCAACTTTGTCCATTGGGTCTTCATTAATCTTATATTCCGGACCGTCATCTATAGCATTAAATCCAGGTGTTATACCGTTTTCTAATGCATATGCTATTCTCTTTTCCCATCTCGCTATCCTCCTTCTGTCTCGAGATGTAAGGCTTCTATCAGATACTTTTCTGTTTTGTCCGCGATTAGGATTAACATAAATAGTCTTTTTCACCATAAGCATACTCAATAAGTCCATACGGTGGTTTACTGTACAATTTTATTTTTTGAACTGCATGTATTTTGTTTCCTAATGGGTTTGAATCCTTGTAATAAGTACTTCTGTTTTTGCGCTCGACTTCTTCTGCCTTCTTGTTGCGAAGGCTGCCGAGTGATGCTGCTTTGTCTGCTCTGACGCAACCAGAGATCTTTAGCGCAATCTTCCGCGTCAGTCTTTCACTACTGCGCCGCTCTGCAATAAGTTCTTCCCTGCGAGCTTTATAGCGGCTTTTTGCCGTACCTTTGGATTCTTTCCAGATTATGGTTACCATGATGGTCTCCTTTAAGTGGCTTTGGTGTATGACGCGTCGAGGTGTTTTTCTTCTCGATCGCGGCCTTGCAACTGAAATTCGCGTCATCCCCAAAACCACTTAGATTTTGGTCTCAACGGTTAGGTTGAGAGTCCATCAATGTTAAAGAGCCTGCCAATCTGTTCCGTTTGGCTTCCAGCGTCCTGCTGTTGAATTGAAGATAACCTAAGTTATCTGATTGTGCAATAACTATATTTATCATTTTATGGAAAACGTTATAAATGGCTGATAACAAAAATATTTTATTTTTTGTGGTATCCGCGTGATATTTTCAAGGGGGAAAGGCTGATTGTTATGGGTGATTGCATGTTAATCGAAGGGGAATTTGGTGTGTTGCACCAGCGGGTAGTCGAAATTCTAGGGGTGTCGTTGCTTGAGGTTATTGCTACTGGGGAAGCTATTTCAGCAGATGCTATTGCGGGAATGATCCGAGTGCTTCACCATGATGAATTGGATGATCTCGCTGTGAAGTTAGCTATAGATGTGTTACTTCAGGATATGCGACTGTGTAATTAAGTAAATAAAACCCGGCACTGGAGCCGGGGGATTTAGAAATGGCATTTTATGAATTGGCTACTTGGCGAATGGTTTACCATCGGTGGTATTGAGCACAATAAAAGGCCGTTCTTCGTGAGTGTTCTTATAGCAAAAGTTCAGTTGGAGTCTGATTACCAGCTATGTGATGACCAGAACACTCGTCCTATGATTTTTACGTTTTTGTAGAATTCTTCTCTGTTCATTACTTCATCAGGATACTCTTCGCGGTTTATCGATCTGATAATTACCGATGTTGGTGTGGCTATTAGCGTTTTTACCCTTAACAAATCAGCTTGGCAAATTGCATATGTTTTACCATCCCTGATGCTCGTATCTTGCGTGTTTACCCCCACCACATCACCATCATGGAGTGTTGGCTCCATACTTTGCCCAACAACCCTGACCAACTTTGCCGCTTTTTCTGGAACTCCCATTTTTTTCAGGTAATAGCGCCTAAAAACTAGAGAGAATTCTGCGGACTCCTCCAATGCACAACTTCCTCCGCCAGCTGAAAGTGAAATATTTAGAAGGGGGAGCGCAACAAATTCGTCATTATCATTTTGATGATCATCCCAGGCGATAGCTTTTAAAGATGATTCCCGAGCATTAGATGGCTCTTCTGCGCTCTGTGGTCTCATTGACCCTATACCAGAGCTTAGCCACTCAGGGCGAACTCTTAACGCGTTGGCTAATTCGACCATTTTACGTGATCCGGTTGTTTTACCAGATGACATCTTTTGTATGGCTGGTTGTGATACCCCCACCATGTCTGCAAGTTGTGCTTGTGACAACCCGGCTGAACTCATGGCGGCATTTAGTCTTTCTGCGAATGTTTTCATACCTGTAATCTATAACCACGGTTATCAAAAGTAAAACAACAATTGTTATTGCTCTGTTGTATAACTCATGTTATTTTTGGTTATGCTTTATTTGCTGTAGAGGTATGCTCATGAATTTAGTGATTCAGCGAGCCTTGAATATTGTTGGCAGTCAAAAACGACTTGCAGCTGATTGCGGCGTATCACAGCCCGCTGTTCATAAATGGTTGCGAGGCGGAAAAGTTTCTCCTGAAAAAGTTTTCGCTATCGTTAATGCCACCAATGGTCAGGTTAAGGCTTACGAAATTCGCCCGGACTTACCGCACCTGTTTCCTCATCCGAACCAGGCTGAATAAGTAACACCGCTCTTTAACATTGCTGGTCGTTCACCTCTAACAGGGTGAGCAAACATCAGTGGCAAACCCATTGGGATTGCCGCTTAACCCCATATCAATATAGGAAAATTAACAAATGTCACAAACAAGTTACAGCAAACTGTCGCAGCGCGATATCGATCGCGCTGAAACGGATTTACTTATCAACCTGTCAGTTCTGACGCAAAGGGGACTGGCGAAGATGATTGGCTGCCATGAATCGAAGGTCAGTCGTACCGACTGGCGATACATCGCGGCGATTTTATGTGCGTTCCAGATGGCATCTGATATCAGTCCGATCAGCCGGGCTTTCCAGCATGCCATTCGCGTTCATGCAAATAAAAAACGTCCGGTTGGGGCCGGACGTTCTGAGCAAATCCTGATGAATATCTGATATTCAGGCAGGGCATGGAGCAATACACGGGAATAATTCTGCCACATCTGGAAGAATTTCGCCAGCAACAACACCAACCGCAGCAGCCTGAAGCCGATTGGGTTAACCCGGAGATACCGGGACCGTCTGTGAAGATGTGCAGTCACACCAATGTGCAGTCACACCAACCGCAGCAGCCTGAAGCCGATTGGGTTAACCCGGGAGATACCGGGACCGTCTGCGGTATGGAGTAAATCTTGTATGCGAGGGGACTATGCGTAATTACGCAACAATTTCACCTCAGTTCTGGTTAGGCGATACAGGGCGAAAACTAAGGAAGTCTGGTCCGGAATGTATGGTAGTGGCGTTGTATATGATGACCTCGCCTCATTCCAATATGCTGGGCCTTTATTACCTGCCTGTTTTGTACATTGCTCACGAAACCGGACTTGATCCTGAAGGGGCTTCTAAGGGGCTTCAAATGGCTTGCGAGGCTGGTTTTTGCAGCTATGACCATGATTCTGAGGTTGTATGGGTGCATGAAATGGCAGCATGGCAGGTTGGTGAAGCGCTGAAACCAGGCGATAACCGTTGTGCTGGGGTAAGAAATGAATATTCCGCGTTGCTGGAAAATCCTTTTTTATCATCCTTTTATGATAGATATAAGGATGATTTCCACCTGGATGTCAGACGTGAATCATGTCGGAAAATTGAAGCCCCTTCAGAGCCCCTTTCAAGCCAAGAACAGGAACAGGAACAGGAACAGGAAAGAGATAAAACCCTTCTGGTCCATGGCGAAAAAATCGCCACGGACCCACTGGTGGATTCTTGTCCCGTTCTGACTGAACGTCCAGGACCAGCTGGCATGACACCGGAAGCAGATTCCGGGCGTTGTGTGCAGCAGGTGCTGCACGTCGAACCGGAGCAACAACACCAACCGCAGCAGCCTGAAGCCGATTCCGCGATGAGCGGGAAGCCGATTGGGTTAACCCGGGCGATGCCGGGACCGTCTGCGGGACGAGTTGATTATCCTGACGTGTTCGAACGGGTCTGGCGTGAATATCCGCATCGGGCAGGGTCAAACCCGAAGAAATCCGCGTTCAATGCCTGGAGGGCCAGATTACGCGAAGGGGTGTCACCGGATGTCGTGCTGGATGGCGTGAGGCGTTACGCAAGATACCTGGAGGCTACCGGGAAAGCGGGAACTGAATTTGTTCAGCAGGCATCGACGTTTTTTGGCCCGAACAGGAATTTCGAAAATCCGTGGTCGCTGCCGAAGGCTGGCGCAGTCAGCCTGCGTTGCGTGAATCACATTTCTGAACCGGACACCGAAATTCCGCCGGGTTTCAGGGGGTAATCAGCCATGAAAAACATTTCGACAGGAGGGATTCTTGAACGGGTGCGCCGTCTGGTTCCACCGCACGTTACAGCACCGTTCCGGACGACCGACGAGTGGCTGGAATGGCAACTGGCTGAGGGCCGGAAGCGCAGCGAGGAAGTTAACCGCCAGAATCACCAGACGCGGGTTGAAAAAATCCTGAATCGTTCGGGCATCCAGCCGCTTCACAGGAAGTGCTCATTCGGGAACTACCGGGTGCAGAACGACGGTCAGCGCCATGCTCTGAGTCAGGCAAAATCCATCGCGGCAGAGCTGCATACCGGCTGCACGAATTTCGTGTTCAGCGGTAAACCTGGCACCGGGAAAAATCACCTTGCAGCAGCGATTGGCAACTGGCTGATGGCGAAGGGGAGAAGCGTGATTATCGTCACCGTGTCCGATGTCATGAGCGTGTTGCATGACGGCTACGACAACGGCAAGTCCGGGGAAAAATTTTTACAGGAACTTTGCGGGGTAGACCTTCTGGTCCTTGATGAAATTGGCATGCAGCGGGATACGCGCAACGAGCAGGTCATACTGAACCAGATCGTCGACCGCAGAACGGCATCACTGCGCAGTGTCGGGATGCTGACGAACCTGAATCACGCAGCTATGAGCACACTCCTCGGCGAGCGGGTGATGGACCGTATGACCATGAACGGTGGTCGTTGGGTGAATTTTAACTGGGAGAGCTGGCGGTCAAACGTTGGGCGTCAGGGTATGTGAGAATTTTTGACGAGGTAAATTTTCGATGGAAACCGTATTGCATGCACTGAAAGCGATGGGTAAAGCCAATTCTGTTGAACTGGCGGCGCGGCTTGATATCAGCCGTGAAGAAGTTCTCAACGAACTGTGGGAACTCAAAAAAAATGGTGTTGTTGATAAAACGGGTCACACCTGGTTTCTGGCTGTCGAAGGTGAATCCGGGGTAACCGAAGGGCAGGCACTACAATCTGAAGCGCCGGATGTGGTAACCGAAGAGGTCGCTCCAAAAGTTAGCGCTGACATGATGATTGAGTTTATCGCTCAGGAGGGGGCTAAAACCTGTGAAGAAATAGCGGGTAAGTTCGGAGTTACCACTCGTAAGGTTGCTTCCACTTTGGCGGTAGTAACAGCAACGGGGCGCCTGGTGCGCGTGTCTATCAAGGGAAAATTCCGTTATAAAGTGCCTGACGTCGAAAACGGCGATTTGAGCGCGTCATCATCGCAGGATGAGAATATCACGCACGAAGCAGAAAACAGCGCGTCAGGCGACGAACTGAATCGTTTTCCGTTGATGTCAGAGGGCACGGCAAAGGCCTGTACAGATGAGTTTATCCGGGATGTTCCGTCGTTCACCGAAAAATATGCTGGTGCAGTGACCCTTCCACCTCTACGGGCCGCCAGTCGTGAACTTCGTCGCGCCAAAAAACAGGTCCAGAAGTGGGAGCGTGTCTGTGCTGCACTACGTGAGCTGAATAAACACCGGGAACTTGTCATGCAGATTACCGATTCATCCAGCAGTATTGCATCGGAAAAGTGATAACTGGAGAGCTTATGGCAAAAGTATTTACACCCGAACAGCGGGAAGAACTGAAGGCACGTATTGTGGAGCTCGTGCGCCTGAATGGTCGGGGAACGTTCAGGCAACTGGCTACTGAAACCGGAGTCAGCAAGACAGCTGTCAGACGTTTGTCCAGAGAACTGGTTGTCAGTGGCGCTATATTCGACTCAGGTTATGGTTTATTCCCGTCTGATCAGGCGCGTAAGGACTGGCAAAATGCCCGCAAAAAACTCTCGAGAGCAAAGGCAAAGAAACCGGTTGTTATTGACCCTGGTCTTATCCGGGCATTACCTGATGGGGAAATCCGGCGCTACGACAGACGCTACAACATAATTTGTCGCGAGTGCCGTAACAGCGAAACGATGCAGCGTGTGCTGGCATTCTGGCGGGGGAGTGCAGAGGGATTGATGTTCTCCCCGTCGTGAATGACGGGGGCTTACGTGTTCAGAAAAGTGATTCATATAGAGGCTGAATCTGATCTTTTTTGTTCACGTCTGGCTGCCACCATTGCAGGCAGAGTGAAGGCGTAGACTAAAAACATTTCGGTAAAACTCAGGATCTGGCTTGCCTCAATTGGTGTGAAAACTTCATCTGTATGAACTGCTTTATTGGCATCAATTCGTACAATATGAGCCCATTCCTTCATCTGTTCAGTGATCAGCCCTTTTTTGTAAATCATCTGAATACGTTGCGACAGCGATTCTTTTCCTGCTTCATCGCCGAGCAGTTTTTTCGTGGAGATATCGAGGACTCTGCGACAAAGAATTACCACTGTGTCGTACCGCCTCCTCTGTAAATCCTCTTTTGCCTCAACAAAAGTACGGTCTGCAACCGGGGGCGTATATTCTGGTGCGGTAATTTTTTTGACCGCAGGATAGATCTTGCGGAAACGGTACTGGCTATTTCCTGAAATCAGAATATCGAGGTCTTTTTTCTGGCTTTCCGCCATGGGGCCGTGATAGTGGTCTGATGGGATTTCAACAATAGCAACACCTCCTCGATGACAACTTCTGCATACAAAAGCGACGTTAAAAAGAGGTGTTTTTTCAATTTGTTTTTCGGCAAATGCCTCAATAACAGCTCGCTCTTTTAAACAGTGTGGGCATGTAATGTCAAAGGAGACTAAACTCATGGATATTCCTCTCGAAATTAAAGAAATTAACGAAATCATTGAGGTTACTGATCGCCCCGAGTTTACCCTCATGCGTCGTTATGAAACAGGAACCGACGAACAAAAATACATCATGGTTGCAGCATTGGCTGTGATGGCGATAGAAAGGGAGCGGAGGGAAAAGGACGTAATGGTTATTCCGGCGAGAAATGATTCACCGGATTTGAGATGGCAGGATCCGGAGTGGGATGTGGCAATCCGGTGATTGATATTTCTCTGGGGTAAAGCGCCGCCAGAATGACGGCGCGGTGGTTAAGCATGAGGCGAAATTTCTGCCGGGCGGTATTTTGTTGAGAGATGAGATACGTCAACTTCTCTTTCCGCTTTTTCAAGGCTCCATGCCGTCTGGAGACGAATCCATGAAGACGGAGTTCCACCCAGGACAGCAGCGAGACGAACAGCCATTTCAGGAGATATTGTCGCATTACCTGAAACCAGTCGCTGAACAGTGGAAGGCGCGACATCAAGCGCTCTTGCCAGTTCCCTGATTCCAATATTCTGATCTTCCAGAATATCAGCAATAATTTCTCCGGGATGAGGGGGGTTAAACATCGCCATTAGTGGTAATCCTCGTAGTTAAGAATATAAGCATCGCCGTTCCGAAACTCGAATGTGATTCTCCAGTTACCGGAGACGGTGACAGACCATGTATCGGATCTGTCACCCTGCAACTGGTGCAGCCTGTACCCGGCAAGGTTAATATCATCAATGATTTCAGCTTGATCTATTACCTGAAGGCGCGTTCTCAGGCGTTTAACGTGATTGGGATTTACGCCTGATGCATTTCCTGTTTCAAAGAAACGTTGAAGTCCTTTGTGTTTCCAGCTTTTTATCATGCTTGTTTCCTGTTGCGTTACGCGAATCATTATAGCGACTGTTGTGTAATGCGCAACGGTTGTTTGACAAAAATAGGTATCCGGGATTATATTCTTCGCACGGTCGAGTTGACCGTCGGGATTGGAACCCCGGATAGAGACCGCGACAAACACACGCCGCGAGCGTGTTTTTTATTGTCGTATGCACGCGCACATCTGAATTATGGTGGGGCGCATGGGGGAGCTGAAAAGCTCGCCGGTCGGTTTCCCGGTAGTTCCAACCCTGTGCGTCTCACCACCCGATGATTGGAACCTTACGGTGGTGATAGTTTAGAAACCACTAGAGGGCGTCATTATGACAACTCAAGTTTCTGTTGAAACTCTTTCCCCGATCACCCACAACCAGATCCCAGTTATTACAACTGAACTTCTTGCCCAGCTTTACGGCACAGATGTAACTAATATTCGCAAAAACCACAGCCGAAACCATGAACGTTTTGTTATTGGTAAACATTATTTTTTGCTGGAAAGTGCAGAATTGCGTGAGTTTAAGCACAGAGTGTCTTTAAGTCACTCTGTGACAATCGCCCGTAACGTTCGCTCCCTCATCCTCTGGACAGAACGCGGCGCAGCCCGTCACGCAAAAATGCTCGAAACCGATCGGGCTTGACGTTATAGGTCGTTACTTGTAGATTTATCTTTGTGAGGCGTCAGAACCTCTCTAAAGCGGACAAAACCAACCCCGTCAGTGTTGGATTTTTTATGCCTGTTATTCAGTGATAGCACAATGTGCTGTCACATCCCCGAACAATGTCGGGAGGGCGACGAATACAACACCCGTAAGGGGAATAAGTCCGCGGTTCTTTAGGCCGTTCTGAACCTCCCGACACCACTATCAGAGGTGGTAATTTCAGAAAAAGCTAAAGGAGGTCGTTATGACCATGCAACTCGCTGTAGAATCCCTCGTCGTCGTTACTTACTCTAACGTCCCTGTAATAACAACAGGGTTATTGGCAAATCTATACAAAACTGAAGAAAAACATATACGGCAGAACTTCAAACGTAATGAATGTCGTTTCATTGCAGGAAAACACTTCTTTAAAGTAAGTGGCTGTGAACTTGATAGTTTGCGAACCTCTCAAAGAGGTTTACAAATTTCCCCAAAAACCCGCTCCCTCATCCTCTGGACAGAACGCGGCGCTGCCCGTCATGCAAAAATGCTCGAAACCGATCAGGCGTGGGAAGTGTTCGAAAAACTGGAAGACTGCTATTTCAGCCAGGGAAAAACAACACAAACCGAACAGCAGTCGCAGATTCAGCCACAATTCACAGCCGAGGAAATCATCCTCCTTTGCTACATGCAGCTCTGGATGGAAAAAGCCCAGGACCTCAGCAAACACCTGTATCCCATCATGAAAGAGCTGAATTCATCATACACGAACAAGCTGTATGACATTACGTTTGAGACCATCTACATGGTGACGAAGAACAGAGACGCGCTACTGCGGGAGGCGGCACGGCTTGACCAGTCAAGTTTCGTTGTCCAGCGGGCCAGACCAATGCTGAAAAGCCTGCGGGCAAGACAATTCGAGTTTTAAGGCCAGATTTGACAAATCCGCATTAGCGGGGATATATTCCGCTCCATGGTGCTGAACACACCTTCGAAAGCGGAAACCGCGCCCGTCAGTCATGCGGATTTTTTATGTCCATTTTTCAGATATGGTCGGGTAGCGCGTATACCGAAAAACAGCCGCAAGGCTAAGGATGCGGGCCGAACTTTCGACGGTGTTCAAGTACCCGACCGCCCTGCTGAACACGGGGTGATCTGAACGAATCGAAAGGACATAAAACTATGAGCACTCAACTCGTATTCAAATCCCACGTTCTTGAAACGATCGAACACGACGGCAAACAGTGGTTCACTGCCGCGACTTTGGCTTCTGCACTGGAGTATTCGCGCGGCGATAAAATCACCCAGATATACAACCGCAATTCGGATGAGTTTACTCCTTGTATGTCAATCAACCTCAAAATGAGGTTCAACGGGATCAACAATAGCTTACGAGAGAAAGATGTGCGTATTTTCTCTCTACGCGGTGCCCACCTGGTAGCGATGTTCGCAACAACTCCAGTAGCCAAAGAGTTCCGTCGCTGGGTATTGGATATTCTGGACCGTGAAGCTGAAAAAAGCGCTATACCGCCACAACCTCATATTCAGCCGCAATTCACAGCAGAAGACATCATCCTGCTCTGCTACGTTCAACTCTGGATGGAAAAAGCACAACAACTCAGTAAACAGCTATACCCCGTCATGAGAGAACTGAACTCTGATTACTACGGGAAACTGTTTGATCTGGCCTACGAGACTCGTCATATAACCAACCGGACTCGCGACACATTGCTCCGCGAAGCAGCAAAACTTGATCCCGCCAACTATATGGTGCATAGGGCCAGAAGCATGCTGGCGCAACTACGGGCAAGACAATTTGAATTCTGAAACCAAAGGAGCTTCGGCTCCTTTTTTGTTGGGAAAATCCAGTGAGAGGGAATAATGAACCAGACTATCTTCCTCCGAAGTAAGCAGCAGCAACAATTCGCCATTAACGCAATCCTTGCAACAACTCTCGATAAAGACAAACCCGTTACGATCCGCATCACCGATTACAAGCGGAATCTCGATCAAAATGCCAAATTTCACGCGATGGTCGCTGATATCTCCCGACAGGTTCAGTGGTGCGGCAGATGGCTAAAACCAGAACAGTGGAAAGTTTTGTTAATCAGCGGTCATGCCGTGGCGACAAAACAGGAAGCCGATGTTTTACCCGGTCTTGAAGGCGAATGCGTCAATATCCGCGAAAGCAGTGCGCAGATGAGCGTGAAGCGTATGGCAAGCCTGATTGAGTACACAACTTCCTGGGCTGTGGAGAAGGGGGTCAGATTTACCGACAGGAGGTACGAATGAGACGACAGCGACGAAGCATTACCGATATAGTCTGTGAAAACTGCAATTACCTTCCAACGAAACGCTCCCGAAATAAACCCAGGCCAATCCCCAACGAATCTGATGTAAAAACCTTCAATTATACGTCTCACCTGTGGGATGTCCGGTGGCTCAGACGTCGTGCAAGATTTAATAGTCACTCCGGATAGTTCAATGTACGAGGAATAAGATGATGGCAAACCTACGCAAAGAAGCGCGTGGCAGAGAATGTCAGGTACGGATTTACGGCGTATGCAATGGCAATCCTGAAACTACAGTTTTGGCGCATTACCGAATAGCTGGAATTTGCGGAACGGGAATGAAGCCAGATGACCTGTTGGCTGCATGGGCCTGTAGTGACTGCCATAATGAAATCGATCGCCGTACTCGCATTCTCGACAACAACGACGCCAGACTTTACCACCTGGAAGGCGTGATCAGGACGCAGGCGATACTGCTGAAGGAGGGGAAAATTAAGTCATGAATGAATATGAGTTTGTGCTTCCCTGGCCGCCGACGGTGAATACCTACTGGCGAAGACGGGGAAGCCAGTACTACATCAGCGATAAAGGCCAGAAATACCGAAAAGACGTACAGCAAATCATCCGGCAACTCAGATTAGACATTTTCACTAAATCACGACTTCGCATCACAATTATTGCTGAACCACCAGATTCCCGCCGTCGCGACCTCGATAACATCCTGAAAGGTTTACTCGACTCTCTTATCTACGCCGGATTTGCGGAAGACGACGAGCAATTCGATGACATTCGCGTAATTCGCGGCGTGAAAGTGCCTGGCGGTAGAGTGGGGATAAAAATCACCGAACTGGAGAACATTTGATGAATGCTAAAATTCAAACGATACCTGAATTACTGATCTGCACCAGGGGAAATCAGACAGAAGTCGCCAGAATACTGAACTGCAATCGTGCCACAGTCAGAAAATACATTGATGATAAAGATGCGAAAAAGCACGCCGTCGTCAATGGCGTCCTTATGGTTCATCGCGGATGGGGTAAAGATACTGATGCGTGATATCCGGCAGGTTCTTGAGCGCTGGGGTGCATGGGCGGCAAATAACTATGAGGATGTTACATGGTCGCCCATTGCTGCAGGATTTAAGGGACTGATCCCCGAAAAAGTAAAATCACGTCCACAGTGTTGTGACGATGACGCGATGATTATATGCGGGTGTATGGCTCGCCTTAACAGGAACAACAGCGATCTGCATGACTTGCTGGTTGATTATTACGTGTTGGGGGAGACATTCATGGCGCTGGCACGTAAGCATGGATGCTCTGATGGAACTATCGGTAAAAAATTACAGAAAGCGGAGGGTGTGGTTGAAGGGATGTTAATGTTACTTGGTGTCAGACTGGAAATGGACCGATATGTGCAACGCCTCTGACAGGAGGCGTTTGCCGTTCACTATGTGAAGTGTGTCAATTTGTGAGCGTTATGCTGTTTACTTTATAGTTGCGGAACGTAAGAGTTATCCTCCTGCTAAGCGCAGAGATGCAACAATGAACAGGGGGGCAAAATGGACATTGAAGATTTTCTGGAGGCAGAAGACAATGATCTGTCTCTGTGGAATGATGATATTTTAAGCATTGACTGGTTCGTTATTCTTAGAGAGCTGTTGAAATATCAGAGAAGACTAAATATCACCCATTCAGAATTAGTTTTGCTGGCTAATTTGGTTTCATTTCACCAGAATGTGGATTCGCAAATATTACCGTCAATATCTCTTTTGGCTACCAGAATGCGCGCCTCCCGAGCCATTATACAAGGACGCCTTCAGGAACTGGAGGGGAAAGGAATGTTGCAGAAGATAAGTTACGCTCAAATCGGTCATGATGATGATTTGCGGAACGTCTATGACATCAAGCCATTAATTCGTAAGTTAATTGGGGTGCAGAAAACCGAGAATGATAAAAAGCACACTTGCCCCGTCTGTGGAAAAGTAGGTTCCTCTGATGAAGAAATTGAGAAATTTTTTGGATTCAGAAAAAGTGGGGATTATAAATGGCCGCAAAGCTGGTGCCGTTCATGCAGAAGCACGAAACAACGCCGACTGAATACATCGCTAATTGGTAAAAAAAGGCCCCGCAAATCCCCACCAGAGGTGGTGTGAAGTGTCGCGGAATCCTTGATTCCGTTCCCGATTGAATGGGGTGCTAAAAAGTATTTTACGTACGTAAAAATCTGCATATCATGATAAGAGTGGTTGCATTGCCACGCAGCCGACCCCGTCGATGAGCGGGGTTTTTTTGTACCCAGAATCCTCTGAGCTATACGGAAAGTACACAGAAAGGAAGGTGCGACCACAATTAATAACAAAATCTTAAAAATCGCACATGGCACTATTAGTTTTCTAAATATTGTGTATTTTTTGTATTGCAGGATGACCCTGTAACGAAGTTTGCGTAACAGCATTTTGCTCTACGAGTTTGCCAGCCCCCCCAGTGGCTGGCTTTTTTATGTCCGTAACATCCTGTGTATCAATAAATGTTGTTGTCTACGTACGTCAAGTAGTCGCATGAGATCTGACCAGATATGTTAAGGTTGCAGCTCTCTTTGAATATAATTATCATTTTCATTACGTTATTGTTACGTTTATCCGGTGCGCCGTAAAACGCCGTCCTTCAGGGGGTGGAGGATGTCAAGAATATAGTTATCGTATGGTGCTCAAGGAGTATTGTGTAATATGAAAATAATTATTTTTAGAGTGCTAACTTTTTTCTTTGTTATCTTTTCAGTTAATGTGGTTGCGAAGGAATTTACCTTAGACTTCTCGACTGCAAAGACGTATGTAGATTCGCTGAATGTCATTCGCTCTGCAATAGGTACTCCATTACAGACTATTTCATCAGGAGGTACGTCTTTACTGATGATTGATAGTGGCACAGGGGATAATTTGTTTGCAGTTGATGTCAGAGGGATAGATCCAGAGGAAGGGCGGTTTAATAATCTACGGCTTATTGTTGAACGAAATAATTTATATGTGACAGGATTTGTTAACAGGACAAATAATGTTTTTTATCGCTTTGCTGATTTTTCACATGTTACCTTTCCAGGTACAACAGCGGTTACATTGTCTGGTGACAGTAGCTATACCACGTTACAGCGTGTTGCAGGGATCAGTCGTACGGGGATGCAGATAAATCGCCATTCGTTGACTACTTCTTATCTGGATTTAATGTCGCATAGTGGAACCTCACTGACGCAGTCTGTGGCAAGAGCGATGTTACGGTTTGTTACTGTGACAGCTGAAGCTTTACGTTTTCGGCAAATACAGAGGGGATTTCGTACAACACTGGATGATCTCAGTGGGCGTTCTTATGTAATGACTGCTGAAGATGTTGATCTTACATTGAACTGGGGAAGGTTGAGTAGTGTCCTGCCTGACTATCATGGACAAGACTCTGTTCGTGTAGGAAGAATTTCTTTTGGAAGCATTAATGCAATTCTGGGAAGCGTGGCATTAATACTGAATTGTCATCATCATGCATCGCGAGTTGCCAGAATGGCATCTGATGAGTTTCCTTCTATGTGTCCGGCAGATGGAAGAGTCCGTGGGATTACGCACAATAAAATATTGTGGGATTCATCCACTCTGGGGGCAATTCTGATGCGCAGAACTATTAGGGAAGGTGCGAATAAGCAGGTC